CGTTCAGACTAATATGGGCAAAATAGCTGATTACTCCGCCGCAATCTTGAAGGCCGGATTGCGCGAAGTGCAAGCTAATGCGGAGGGAAGGCCTGATGAGTGAAAATATTTATCAGTTTCCCGGCTCAAAACTGTTCGAGCGCTTGGATAGGCAGGTCGACGCAATGTCGAGGGATGCCTTGAAGAACGGTGATGGAGATGGCACATCGGGAGGCATGGAAGGTCGCATAGCTCGCCTCGAAAGTGACATGGGGCACGTCAAAGACAGCCTTAAATCGCTCGACGCGCGGACCGAAGGTTTGCGGAAGGATGTCGGCGACATCAGAACGGACCTTGCCACGTTAAAAGTGAAGGTCGATCACTTGCCGGGCAAGGGGTTCATTTTCGCGGTAGCTACGGGAATGCTCGGCGCGGCCGGCGTATTGATGGCCGCAGTCGTACGGTTCATCCCGCACGCAGCGGGTTAAGACGACTCAAGCTTCAAACCGGTGACGTAGCCACGATCGTTCAGCGTATGGGTCACCTCGGCGACCAGCCAATCAACCGAATTAATCGCGGCTTTGTAGCCGATGATGGTCGCCTTCGTCTCTGGGTGGATATCTGGACGCCCCAGTGCGAGTGAAAGGGTAAGCGACACCGGCTCCCGACCGGCTCGGCTGTGGGCCGCGTCGGCAGCCGCCTGTGCGTCCGCCTCGCTGGCGTACACGCGCGAAAGCGTCTTCGCCCCGTCCGTCTTGCCTGCCACGGCCTTTTGGCGCTTGCTGGTCTTCCTATCGTGCCAGGTGGCGTGCACGCCGGGCACGTCCTCGCGCTTCTGGCGGCTGAACTGATGGGCGTCCCCGTCGCGGCGCCCGATAGCCACCGTGGCGATCGGCTTGCCCGAGGGCGTGACGCCGGCCGCGATCGGTGAGAAGATCAGCACGTCCCGAGCAATCTTAGCGACGGCACCGCGCTCGCGGCCGAGGCGGCGCAGGAAAGCGAGATCACTTTCGCGACTCTGCGCTTTTGCTATCACGGGAATGGCGGCGAGGCTCGCGGCGCAATGCGGGGTGAGCCCGTTGCGTTTCGCAATGTCGGCGACGATCGCGCCGAGCGTGGTGCCGTGCCATCCTTTTTCACGGCGCGTTTTGATGTCGCCGGTGAAGTCGGCCGCGCGGGCGCGGATCGTGATTACGTCGGGCGGCCCGCCATGCGAGACCTCGTCGACGGTAAACCATCCCTTGTCGACGAGGCCGAGCGTCACGTCGCTGCCCTGCTTCCAGCCGAGCCACACCTGGATCTTTGCACCGGTCGGCGGAAGCGCGACCGCACCATCGGTATCGTCGATGACGAGATCGAGCTGGTCGACGTCCTCGCCTCGCTTCTCGCTGATACCAAGCGAGACGAGGCGACGGCGCGGCGGGCGCCCGCCCGGCTGTGGCACCTTGCCTTCGAGCATCGGCGTGATGTCTTCGCCGTTCACGACGACGCGGACGGCGGCAATGTTGGCAATCATGCGACGTCGCTATCGACGCGGAGAAGGTCGATCGCGAAGTCGATCTGGCGGGGCGTGCCGTCCGGGAAGAAGGCCTTGCCGCGGTCGGCGATGCTGGTGATGACAAACGCGCCATAGACGTAGCCCATGCCGTCGACCAACGACCAAGCGTCGCCGGTGTCGGCCATGCGACGCAGTTCGTCGATTGACACGCGCCCATCAGCGATCTCCCAATAGACGGTGCCGGGAAGCGCGATCGTCTCTTCCCCGGGGCCGGTATATTGGGTCGCGTCGCGCGCACCGATGCGGTTCGCCGTCGCGTGACGCCAGCTCGCGCGACGCGCCAGTTCGTCGAACGCGAGTGTGTCGATCGAGAAGGGGAACAGGCCGAGTGCGAGCAGCATTATACGGTCTCCCAATCAGGCGTATCAGCCATGCTGGAGCGGCCGCGTGCGGCGTCCTCGCGCTCGCGGCGATCGAGTTCGTCGGCGATCGCGCGTGCAAGATCTTCGGCGCTTTGCCCAGGTTGCTGCTGAATGTTGAACGTATGGCCTCGGCTGGCAGGTGGGGGACCGTTAGACCCTGAAGCCGGGTTCGCGCCTGCGAGCGCAACGGGAATCGCTGTGCTCCGGACAACGGCCTTGGAAAGGCGGCTGGACAGGCTCTCCATTCGCTTCACCGGCTCGCCCTCCTGCGCGGCGATGCCGTTGGTCAGGCCGTCGACGATGTTCCCGCCAAAACCCGCGAACACGCGGCTGGGGGAGTGAATGCCTAGCTTCGCCTTGAACCAGCCGGCCGCGGACGAGGCGACGCCGACGATTGTGCTTTTAAGGGAGCCGAACATGCTGAAAATACCGCGGATCAATCCCGAGATCATGTCGCGGCCGATCTGCCCGAACCGCGTCGGCAGGGCAGCGAACCAGGCGACGGCCCCGGCAAACGTTGTCTTGATGCCCTGCCATACGCCTGCGAACCAACCGCTGATGGCGCCCCAGTTCGCGTAGATCAGGTATGCCGCGGCGCCGATGGCGACGATCCCGGCGACGACGCCCAGTGCGATACCCGTCACGGCCAGCATGCCGATACCGAGTGCGCCAGCTGCGAACGACAGCGCAGCGAAGGGAGCGACCAGGCCGGCGATGACGATCGCGCCACCGCCCAAGATGAAGAACAGACCGGCGAACGCCGCCGCACCGATCGCAATGGCCTTGGTCAGCTCAGGATGACGGGCGGCGGCGTCGCCGATCCACTTCGCGAAGGCGCTGGCACGCTCGACGACGGCATCTACGGTAGGAAGAAGCTGCGCTCCGAACGTGATCGCGAGACCCGCTGCATCGACCTTCAGCTGCTTAGTCTTTTCGGCAGAGTCCTTCATGCGTTCCGCGAAGTCACGATCGGTCGTGCCGTTAGCGCCGAGCGCCTCTGCGCGAATGCTTTTGAACTCTTCGAGGTTGGCGATCATGGGGCGCAGTGCGGCCTGAACCTGTGCGTCGCCGAAGAGGTAGGAGAGCTTCTTCGTATCGCCCTTTAAGGCGGTATTGGTCAGCTCGGTAATTGCCTGAATTGGACCTTTCCCCTCCTCAGCAGCTTTCTTCAATGCCGCAGGAAGATCGACACCGAACTTTTTGAAGTTCATGTTCGTCTCTTTGGAGTTTATCTTATTCAACAGGTTGAGCAGGTTGTTACCTGCTTCCTCCGAATTACCGGCACCCTTTCGAGCGATCTGCGCTCCCGCCGCAAGATCCGCGACAGCGCCGGTCCCGGACTGGCCGAGGGCTTGATACGCGGCCGTGAGGCTGGGAAACTGCGCGGCCATGTCCTTCAGCTCGAACGCGCCGCGCTTGCCCGACTGCGCCATGATGTCGATGACTTTGCCGGTCTCGCCAACGGCGACTTTCAAATTGTCTTTGGCAGCGAAGGTCGCGGCGGCCATGTCGGCGACGTCGGCTTTGTAGGCCGTGGCCCCCTTGCCGATCGACGGTATCATCTTCGCCGCGTCCGGCACACTGGCACCAAGGCCGGCAAGCGTGTCGACGCCGCGCTGCATGTCGGCCGGCATCTGGTTGGCGGCACGCGCCGCGACGAGCAGACCTGCGCCCATCTTGTCGGTAGCCGCCCGCGACAATCCCGCTTTCTGACCGATGTCGGTCATGACCGACTGATACTCCTGTGCCGCCTTGATGCTGCCGATCAAGGGGGCTGCCACCGCCACGCCAGTGCCGATCGCCGCGGCGCCGCTGGCGGCCATACCGGTCGCGGCGTTCATGCCCCGGCCGTAGTTGCTGCGGGCAACCGCCATCCGGCGGGTACGATCGCCGAGTTGCTGCATGCGCCGCCCCTGTTCGGACAGCTCTGCGTTGGTGCTACGGGCTTCATCGCGCAGTGCGCGCTCATGGCGAACCAGCGCGGTGGTCGAACCGCCGACCGCCTCGATACGAGAGCGAAGGGTTACGAGCTGACTCGCTTCCGCGCGGTGCGCGGCCTCCAGTGCCGATGCTTCCCGCTTCGCGGCCTTGAACTCGCGGACCATCGCGCGCGTGGGAGCTTCTACCTGCGCCATCTCGCGGCCGAGCGCCGTCGCGCGTGCCTGTGCCGCGTGCATCGCTTCCTCGCTGGCACGCAGACCGGTCTTCAGGCGGCGGAATTCGCCAATGTCCGCTTGGGCGCGATCGATTTCTTTCAGCCGATCGCGCGTCACCTTCAGCGCCTGCGCTGCTTTGGTTGATCCGCCGGCAATGTTGCGCAGCGGGCCGGTGACGCGGTCACCGGCCTCCAGCAGCATGCGAATGCGGAGGTTACGATCCACGCTATTTCCCTTCGGGGTTGTGGCGGCGTGCGGCGCGTCTGCGCCACTGCATCAAGTCGTGGATCGACAGCGCGTCGAGCGCGTCAGGCGGCCAATGGAAAACGAAGGCGATATCCGCCATCGCGTCTTCTACATGCTCTGGGAGAGCGCCTCCTTGGTCGCAGTCGGCAGCAAAAAATCCACAAGCACTCCCGCGATCTGCGTGATGTCGGCGGGATCCATGGCGTCGATCAGGTGCGGGTGCAGGATCGGCTGGGTCACGCGGGGCGCGACGAGCGCCACCTGGTTGTAATCCATGCGAACCAGCCCGCCGATGTTCGCGCCGCGAAGCGCGCCGCCCATCGGCTTGCGGACGTGGATCGTCGTGCCGGCGGGCAGCACGACCTTGTCTGCGACGACGATGTCGAATTCGAGGGTGATATCGCCGGCGGCAGCGGTTACCGGGTTCGGGGTGTCGGTCTGGTCGATCATTGTCGGGTTCCTACGGGAGCTTTGGAGCGCCGGCCGGGCGAGGGCGCGGCCGGCGCCGGGGAATCAGCGGGCGGTGATTAGAACCCGAGCGCGAAGCGATGCTCGGCCATCAGGTCTACCCCGCCGACGATCTCGATCATTCCAAGCACGTCGATCTCGACCTCGACGACGTCGTTCCACGTCAGCTTGAAATAGCTAAGCTGGCTCTTGACCTTGAACTCGGTGTCCTCGCCGGGCTTCCATTCGCCCATGTCGATCTCTTCGTGCCGGCCGCGCGTGACGATCTCGACGACGTCTAACAACCCGGTGTCGTCGTTCTGATGCGATCCGACGAAGCGCTGCTGCACCCCGGAGAGGTTGAGCTGACCATACTGGCGCAGGATCTGGCGCATGGGACCGCCATAGACGGCCTCCATTTCCAGGGCCTCGCCGCCCATATCGACCTTGACTGCGCGGCTCATGCCACCGGCGCGATATTCCTCGAATTTCCGTGCGAGCTTGGGGGGCGTGATCGAGACGGTTTCGCCGATGAAGGCTTCGCCGTCGTTGAACATCATGAGTTGCTTGAGCTTGCTGGGGAACGCCATCGCGTCGGCCTTTCGTTACAGGGGTCAGTGCGAGCCGGATGCGATCCAGAGCGCGTAGAACAGGAGAATGATGACGGCGAACACGCCGATCGGCGCGGCGACGACGATGAGCAGCGCGGCCCACCACGGCACCAGGCCGAGCCCCCAGAAGATGAGGGGGACAAGGATGCCGAAGATCAGGAGGCCGATCAGAAGGCGGTTGGGGATCTCCACCGATCAGACC